AAGTGCTTGAAGGGAAGAGACAACGTATTCGGTAGACAATGCCATGATGTAGTGCGTTTGTTCAACAGGTTAATTATAGGGTAGGTTGGGACCGCTGACGGTCCCCAGTAGACGGTTCGAGGACTGGTCAGCAGACCAAATCCATGAACTGACTGAGCACTTTTTTATTTAGTGCCTTCGCTTTAAGATTCTTCATAAAAGCAGACTTGATCTTTGCTTTGGTAGCACCTTCATCAACATCAAAGTCGGTATCAGATTCCAAAGCAGCAGAGAGCATAGCAAAGAGACTAGTGTATCCAGATTCTTTGACAGTATAACTCTTGTTTTTCTTTGCTTTCTTCAACTGAACTTCATCAAATGGTTCATATCGACGAACAATATCTCCGAGTTCGCGTCCACTACAGAGGCGAATACCAATGAAATTAGTATCAGTAAAAGTATCACGAAGATCTTTGAGGAGAACATCAGTAAACTCATAGTAAGCATCTCTGAACTTATAGGTGCGACCAGTCTTCCGATTACGGAGAAAGTCTCCTGAGTAAATCCTGGCACATCCCATCTTCTCACCACCATTGTAATCAGGCACAACCTTAAACACTGACAATGAGTTTGCCTCACCATCAGTCAAGATCACACAGTGTGTCTTTTGAATACCGTGCTTTGCCTTGAACTGAGGAATGATCTGATGGAGACAAACAAGAGACTCATGGAGAGGAGTACCAGAGAGATTAATCTGCTGTGGAATGTCATACTTAACCCAATGTTTGAAGGTAAACGCAACTCTCCACATATTCAGAATCTGCTTTTCCAGCACACTTTTCTTAGCATCACTGGTCAAGATGTTCATCAGACTGAACGATGATCCAGAGATATTGAAGATACCACTAGCAACATCTTGCGTTGTAAGATCATCCCAATCTTGCCGATACCGTTCCTCGTTTGTAGGCCAGTTGTTGGTGAAAGCATAAACATCAAAGGGAATGTTTACTTTACTACAGAACCAGACAAGGTTCAACAACTGCTTCAAGGTTGGGATAATACAATCTCCCATAGAACCAGACCAATCAAGAACAAAGATGAGACCATGATTCTTACCGTCAGGCAGGATGGTGACCTTTTTGAAAAGATCTTCATTGTACTTGTAGGTATGAAGTTTGGAGCAGTCAAGAACACCCGTGCGGGAAGTTGCGGCGCGAGCATAGGCATCGGCAGACTTCTTACACTCAAACTCCTTGACCATATAATTGATTTCTTTCTGAGCAGACTTCTTGAACTTGATAAACTCAGAGTCAGCAAATTCAAAATCATAAGGAGAAGGAGTCACATACTCCTGCTTCCAACGATCAAACTCAGGTTCAGGATTCAGACCCTTCTGCCAGTGCTCATCCAACAAAGAATGAATAGTATCATTGTTGATGATGAAGTCTTCTAGATTGACCTTTGGAATCTCACAATATGAAGGATCACGACCATGATCAAGATTACCGTTGAATTCCTCAGCACCCTCTTCAAACAACTGATCGGTCTGAACTTGTGGTTCTTCTTGCTCAGTCTCCATGGTGCCGCCATAGGACTCATCATCCTCAGGTTCATAAGACTCATTGTCCTGCTCACCTTCACTGGATCCCTGGTTACCTGCTTGCTGAGACTCTTGCTGTGGCACACCATCTTGATTGGTCTGCTGCTGAGGGAGATCTCCTTTGGGAGTCTCACGCTTCTGAGCATCCTTACAATAACGATAGATCTCTTCTGCCACCATCAGGGCATCAGCGAAAGTTTCAGTATCTCCCACCATCTTGACAAGAGACATCTCCTCCTCAGTGAAGGGAATATCAATGAAGTTACCAATCTTGTAGTACAGGTTGGTACGGTCAGCGAGATTCATATCGCTGATATCAGAATCCTCCAGACAGAAGAAGTCATCCTCTGCTAGTTCTTGATATCCTTTAAAGAAACTCTTAGACAGACCAGGATACCGACGCTTCATCAGCTTCTCAATACGAGCGTCCTCAACAATATTGACAAACTGTTGGGGGATACGATCTTCCCAGTCCCACTCATTGGGGGTGAACAGGGCATGACCTACCTCATGACCAACCAGCATGTCATATACATTCTCACTTGCTCGCTTCCACATTGGCAGCGTCAGCACACGGGTTTCAACATTGAACTGCGCGGTGGCGACGTTGCGGTTCTCAACCACCAGGTCCTCGGTGGCAAGCAGGCGGGCGAGTTGTGACTTGATTTCGTAGTTGACAGTCATCGTGCTTTGCTTTGTATGTGAATATCATACAGCAGTCAGGGTCGTTTTAGGACAGGTCCGACCAGTTTGAAAACTGTCACAATAACCAATCCCCCACACCCGTAGGGGTGCAGGGGACTTTGGTGGTATTTGCTCCGGTAATGGACTTTCTACGCTTTATTCTTCAGTAAGGATGTGTCTGCAGAACCTCCTGGCATCGTTATCTATAATGTCACATTCTGAAATGCATTGAAAGTATTCGGACACTTGGTCGTATTTTGAGTCAACCGATACCTTTTCGTCCCACTTCCAGGATGCTAGTTCATTGTGTGAAACAAGATTATGCATAATAACCTCCAATCACATATTATATAGTCAGCGTATGCTAACTTCATGACTTATAGTTACAATTACATCTAACTTAACATTCTGCTAAATCCTTTAACTTTTTCAAATCTCAAGACTTCATCAAACTTATCTTCAAGACCAGTCTTGTGGGAGATGACAAAGATATTAGCATCTTTGATCACGAAACGAATGATCTTAAGGAACTCATCCGTACCAAATCCATCAAGAGATGAATCAAATACCTCGTCCATAATCAAGAGGTTGGTGTTGACAGAGTTCTTCAGTCTGGCAATCTCTCTCCAGGTGAAAAGTAAAGACAAGTCAACCCGCATCTTCTCTCCTTCAGAGAAAGAAGAATAGGTGAAGTCTTCATGAATCGGAGTTTCAATAGTCTCGTTAAACTCTTCGTCCAACTTAAAATTGATATAGAAATCCATCATCTGCAGATAGCGATTGACCTGCTGATTAATGAGTGGAAGATACTTATTGATAATCTTTGCCTTTACTCCACCATCTTTGAGGAGGTTGTAGATGAAATCCTGATAGGATACCTTATCTTTTCTTTCAGCGAGATTATCGTAGGTTGCTTGAAGAGATTCGTTTAGTTCTGCTAACTTCTCATGCTCAATACTTTGATTTTCGATTTCTGTGGTAATAGTTTGAATTTCTGATTCCAATCGACTGATCTGTCTTTGGAGTCCAGAGATCTCAGTATTGTTAGTAGAAATGCCATTAACGGTAGAACTTACCTCTTCTGTTAGTTGTGAAAATTTAGACTCCCTCAACTCTTCATCTTTAATTGCTTCTTGGAGTTCCATGAACCCTTTACGCAACTCTTCTGCTTTATCTTGGGAGTCCTTAATTCTATTTACACGGAATGACTCCTCTATATCCTGCCCACAGGTTGGGCATACCGTATTCTCACTGAAGAACTTATGATCTCCTACCAGTTTGACAATACGACCTGACAGTTTGCCTTTGATACCGCCCATCTCACGCAGACGTTTAGTAGCATCAGAGAACTTCTCCGCCTCAGATTTGAGATCTGCCATATGATTCTCCAAACGAAAAGCATCCTGATACTTATCTTTGATGTTCTCTTCGTAGGATTGAATCAGTTCTTTCTTCTTGTCAATATCACTCTTAGTTTGATTCTCAATCTTCTTGATGAATCCTTTCTGCATTTCAACCTTGTCCTTCAAGGATTCCTTCTTGAGATCAAGAGTCTTGATTTCCTCCTTGAGGAGTCGAATCTTCCCTTTTACAATATCATTCATTGAAGAGAAGATCTTGATATCCAGCAGATCTTCCACAACCTCTCTGCGACTCGACACAGGAAGTTGCATGAAAGGAACGAAGGTGCTACTACCTAGGATAACAATCTGTGTGAATGACTTATAGTTCATCTTCAGAACATTCTGCTCCAACCACTTCTGTTGGTCTACAGCAGAAGAGTTCTGATTCAGTTCTTCGCCATTGCGGTAGATCTTGAAGACATTGGGTTTGATTCCTCTTGACACTTTCCATTCAATACCGTTGATATCAAACTCAATATCAACATGGCAGTTTTTCTCATTGACACTGTTGACCAGTTGCCCCTTGTTGATCTTACGAAAGGACTTCCCATACAATGAAAAGGTAAGAGCATCCAGAATGGTTGACTTACCAGCACCATTCGATCCAATAATCAGTGATGTGGCATTCTTATCAAGTTGTACGATAGTGGGTTGATTCCCAGTTGATAGAAAATTCTTCCATGAAATAGTCTTAAAGATAATCATTCGCGTTATCAGGGGGAATCACAATGTCATTTTTAGTAATTATAGTGTAGCGATGATCATGCATTTCGCAGGTCTTGATCATCACCTCATCATCCACTTCTAGCACATGCATCTCTGGATAGTCAAGTTCTTCCAGATGCATCGCATATCGCATGGCATCGTCTTCGTTATCAAAGATGTAGAGAACCTGCTCTCCTTCATCATCTACTACGGAATATGCTCCTTCTTTTTCTCTGCCAGCGATTGTTAATATAAACATCAGAAAATCAATTCACATGCCTCTTGATAGGTTGCCCTCATGAAGTTCTTGACCTTAGACTTATCCAGACTAATATCTGATTCTTCAATATATCTATCAAGGATAGAAAGAGTGTCTTCTGACTCCAATCCTTCTGTCTCTACCGCATCATCATTGAGGACGAAGTTCTCAACAATTTTGAGATCAGCAACGTTTGAGGAGTACAACTTATCGATGAACTTCTCAAACTGAACGCTATCAGACTTCTTGCGAACAATGACCTTGACGATCTTACCTTCGTATTCTCTGGTGTCAAACAGTTGATGATCAGTATCCTCATAGTAGATGATCTTGAACATCGTATAAGGATTGTCTATGTGAGAGTGTTCCAGAGTCTCTGTATCAAAGATGGTGAATCCTCTCCGATCACCGCAGTCGTTCCAGAACATCTCGTATGGATTTCCCAGGTAATAGATCCGTCCATCATCCGATCGAGTGTGGTAGTGACCGCTGAAGACTTTGGTGAACTTTGAATATAACATGCTCGAATCACCATGTTCCATGATGCACCCTCGATGAGCTCTAAATCCTTGGAGTTCAAGGTGCCCCATCGCGATCTTGCTAGTGCTACTTTTAATAAGTTGATGAGTTTCTTTTTCATTGGCTTCACATATCCATGGAATGTATAGTATGTTTAGATTGCCAATCTTGACTTCCTCTGCGCTGGAATATGTAACCACGTTGTCATACTCTTTCAGCAACAGTTCGACTGCGTTGATAGTATTAGTATTCTTGTAGTACGCATCATGATTGCCAACCATAAGGTCCATTGTGATATTCCTCTCCTTCAGAGGTTCAAACACAACACGCTTTGCCCAGTCCAAAGACTTAAACTCAATGCCTTTTCTACTATCAAAAGCATCACCCATGTGAATAACATGAGTGATGCCCATCTTTTCTAGGGTTGGAAAGAAGATCTCGTTATAAAACTTTTCAAAGTAATCATGAAAGAGTGAGGATCCCTTCCTTGCGCCATAATGTGTGTCAGTAATAATCGCTACGAGCATCAGTTACGAAGTTTGGAGTGGACAGCATCCTTGATAGAATTGTAGTCCGAATAGTTCTGGCTGTCAATATCATTCGCATCAAATACTTCATCAAAGTCAGTCTTCTCAAGGATCTTGTTCTTGATCTCCAACTGCTTCTTCTCCTGCTGAATGCGTCTCAAGAAGGCGTAGTAGATGATTTGAGTGAAGTAAGCAAACGGATTCTTCGACTTCTCTGGATTGAAATTATGAACATATCTTACACAGTTCTCGATGCCATCACAGATCATGTCATCTTTGAACATGTAGTTGACGAAGTTAGGTTTGTATGATAGATGATTGGCAATCTTCAGAAAGCACTCACCAATGTACCTAGGGATGGGTGGTTTGGGTTGATCGTTAAGTTTCGCCCTCTCCACCTGTGCGAAGTATAGTTCTAGAGCAGCAAGGAAGTCCTTATTATTAACGTAATGTTCTGATTTCTTCGGTCTCGGCATAACCCCATAAGCATTGTTAACAGCCATAATATGTTCAAATCCGTTTCACTTATTATAACAGATCGATGGGCACTTGACAAGATCCCATTTACCCTATAGACTAGGTTTGTCGCCTTTGAAGGATCAGGTCTAGCTATTATTATAGAGTTTCTCTAAGACCTCCTTGGCCTCATGGACAGAAGATAGATATCCCATCTTCCTATTAAGTTTAGAATAGTTCCCCTGGAACATCTTGCGGGTGTAGTCTTGATAATACAGAATCATCTCTATATCTTCGGATTCAGTCATTGTCAAGACATCATCTAGATTCAAGATGAACATGTCTTCTTTAGTTGTCTTCAACCAGGGTTCAAAGTTATATCCTTGTACACTTCCTCTGACTTTGATCTCTGTTACCACAATGGGATTGGATACCAGGAGCATAGTTCTTCCTTCTTCTTCTGATGCTGCTACCTTACAGAAGATCTCATCACCACATTTAAGTTTGATGGTTGCGTAGAAATCGTCTTCTATCATACGGTTCTCCTTTTCTAGTCTTTGATGTCAATTGATACGATGTCATAATTGAATTCTTCTTGAACGTAAATCTTAACTCTTTCAATGAAATGGTTGAGGGTATAATTCTTTCTTGATCCGATTGTCAGATCATCAGCAATATCATAGAGTTTGGCACTTACCTTATCCTTGCCTTTTCTGAGGACTCTACCAATACTCTGCAGGTTACGAATGCGAGATTTGGATGGAGAGGCAAAGATTACATTATGAAGATTTTTAATATTAATGCCTGTACTGAATGTACCGTAGGATGCGACAATGATTGCATCTCTTTGTTGCTCTGTAATCTCCCTGACTAACTCACGGTCTTCAGCATCTACACCGCCGTGAACGAAGAATACTTTTCTCCCTTCACTAACGCTTTTATTTATCATCTCGTAAAGGACCTTGCCATGTGCCTCTACACGACTGAATAGGATTAAAGTATTTCCCTTCAAGTCAATCGCTAGATTCTTGATAAATCTATTCCTCTTCTCATGACCGATCAGGAATTGAATCTCATCTTCATAGGTATCAAACTTCTTGGGTTTGTACTTGAGGACAAGGCATTGGATATCAAGAGTCGCAAGGTGCCCCTCATCAATAAGTTTCTTAGTTCCTGTTACCTTGTATGATGGTCCAAAGAGTCCCTCTAACACCCACTTATGCGTCTGTGTGCCGTCTAAAGTGCCTGTGAATCCATATCTGTACTTCGCATGATGTAACTTATCCATGATACCAATAAGAGACTTACTCTTAAAAAGGTGCGCCTCGTCGCCAATCACCACATCATATTCTTCAAAGAACTTCCTATCTAACTGATAGACAGATTGCCAGGTGGTGATTGTCACCTCGTTAGTATTGACTCTCTCACGTCCAGCATAGATCCTATGACAGTAATTCTCAGCATCCCACCCATAGTCCTGGAAGTCCTTAAACATCTGCTCCACAAGCGATGTGGTCGGAACTACAAGCAGGATCTTCTTGCCAGCATTCACGAAGAATCTAACAATTGAGTAAATCATAAATGACTTACCAGATGCCGTAGGTGAGATGAGAAGTTTTCTATTATATCTTAGAGCATCAGACACTGCGTCTATCTGATAGTCTCTGGGTTTTAATGCTGTGATAGATGCCATGAAATCTTTGACACCCTCTGGGTTTACCATCTCATTGACTTCAAATGGTAGACCGTAGAACTTATTCTTCGCAAACGTATATGAATATCCTGCCTTCTCACAGAAGGCAACAATCTTATCTAATAGTCCGACATAGATTCTTTTCGTTCTAATGTCAAACAGATGAATCTCCCCGTTCCAATGCCTCTTGCGATACTGAGGCATGAACTTCATATTAGGAACTTCAAAAGTAAACCTATCTCGTAGTTCGTATTCTACATGAGGTTCGGTATGAATTTTAAGATATACTTCATTAACCTTTTCAATAACCAGGTCAGCCATAATAAAATCTCACCTGGAGATATTTATTAACTGTTTGTGAACTTGTGTTCTAAAATGATCCTATAAAAATGATCACGCATGGCAATCATATCTTCTTGTTCTTGTGGATCGCCACCTGCCCACTTATCGACAGCCTGTTTGAGTCCTGTATGGACACAATAGACTGCCTGTATTGGTAATTCTAAATGATAGTAATCTTCTTCCATCATCCTAGTCCTGAACTAAACCTCATGAATTCGATAGCATTCTTGATTTGATATGTACGATTACCAACTTGCTTAAGTATCTCTTCAAGATACTTTAAAGTAGTTTCGTAGTAATCGATTTTCAGACTACAGTTTGATAGTTTTTCATCAGCGTCGAGATACTTCTGCATCGTATCCTTATCTCTAATCTTTTTAGGAAAGGGATTGTTGATGTAGACCTCTGGATCTGCTTTACCCGAGAAGTACTCGTATCGTTCGTGCCGAATGTTCTTTCTTTGCTGTTGCGCTTTCTTATAGAGAAGTGTAACAGTGTTATACATTTCATAGTATTTAGCATGAAGGATGGGTATGTTCAAAGACTCCGTATGGAGGTTATCTGGATCAATCTTTGAATCGCTTTCCCACATGCTTTGGATAGACTCCAAATCAATCATAATTAATCAGGGCAGCACCCCACTGCTTCAATGTTGTATATATCATACTTGAAGGACACCTCTGCTGTAAAGTACTCCGTGTCCGGCAGTGTAGCATCAAATTGGAGAGTTGACAAGGAATACGGGAACATATTCTCAAAGTGAATCTTGAAGTTTGGATTGCTCAAAGAATCATATACAATCAATGTCCCATCAGAGTAGATGTTCATACCTGTTTGTAAATCAGGTCTGGCAACCCCTTGTGTATCTTCTTGTAGATCGTAAATCTGATCTAACGTTTCGGGGAATCCAATACCACGAATCCAGTTCTGAACCTCAATGTAGTTCTCCATATTCTCATCTACTAAGAAACGGAGTGTTAGATCACCAAACTCAATGATCTCACCGGGTTGAGGTATGGTCTTCAATGCTTGGGTAGTTTGAATCGTTGTGCCAAGCAGTAAGTCGGGAATATTAACAGCATTGCCAAAGAAAGCAACCTTAGGTGCCCTAGAAATCATCATCTGAAATCCAGATGGTTGTAGGAAGTTTCTATCCTGAATCTGTTTCAGTTTAGTCTTCCTATAGAGACTATTGCCTCTAATGGGTTGTCTAATTCTAACTTGGGCAGCGGTACTGGTAGATCTAATACCAGTGCGCCTTGGATTCGTTGCCATATCCTTTTTGACTATTTATCAGTAGGCATAAAAAAAGGACCCCTTTGGGGTCCTTGTAATCTCTGTGAGATTGAATCACATGAGGTTCTTGACGGCAACGCGACGATAGTAGCGGTTGCTGTTGACGCGGAGGCGTCCGAGACCCTGAGTAGTGCCTTCTGCGAATGGGTTGGCAACAATACCGTAGCGGGTCTTGAAGCCAATCTTGGGCTGGAAGGTGTCCTCTCCAACGGCGCGAACCATCTGAAGGGGAACGTAAGGGCAGTAGAACAGACCAGCGTCATAAGGTGAAGAACCCTTATAACCAACAACGTAGTACTGGTTGCCGCTGTTAGAAGCAGCGTTAGCAGCACTCAGGTTGGCAGCATATGGGTCGATGTAGACGCGGAACTTACCGTTGATAGTACCAGCGAAGGTGTTGCCGGTGTCATCAACGTTCAGGTTGCTGTTCAGGGCAGGAGTGTAATCCAGGATGCCAGCCATGGTCAGTGCGGAGGCAACGTCTGCCGAGCACATGATCATGTTGCCCTTTCCTCTACGAGTTCTTTGTGCGATGGCGTTAGCATCACGCTCGATTTGGAACAGGAGACCCTTGAATTTCTCAACGGACCAACGACCATTGGAGTCAACGTCCAGGTCGAATACACCAGCAGTAGCGGTGTTAGAAACAGCGCCTTGCTCAGCGATCTTGTAGATCGTTCTGATGACTTCTCTGTTGATCTCAGCGAGGATCTCAGTGGAGAGAATGTTAGCAAGTTCTGCTTCAGCGTTCAGACCGTGAATTGCCTTCAGGTCT